AGGCCCTGAGGGTATACGCAGAGCGTTGACCAAGCTGTCACCTGAAGCTCGTAATTGCATCACAATTGAAAATGATGAAATGACCTGGGGCATTGATTCCAGTATTGAGCTGGTCAAAGACTGTGCCCTAGTTCTAGATATTCATCACCATTGGATTAACTCAGGAGAATATATTGACCCATCTGATGACCGTGTTAAAAGGATTATTGATAGTTGGCGTGGTGTGCGTCCTACTTTACATTATAGTCTTTCACGGGAAGACTGCCTTATTGACCATCCCCGACACCAACGTCCCGCTCTTTCGCCCCTCCTAGAAGCTGGTTATAAAAAACAAAAGCTCAGAGCACATTCAGAATTCTACTGGAACACAGCAGTGAATGAATGGGCACTGAGCTTTCGAGACCAATTCGATATCATGTGCGAAAGCAAGGCCAAGAATTTAGCCAGCTTCGCACTTTACGAACAAGCTAAAGAATTAGGCTTGTGATTTTGGTTTTCTAGGAACAGGAGGCTTTTTGGCAAACTGTTGCTTTTTTGGGGCTGCTTTCTTTGCAGGAGCAGCCTTTTTCTGCGGCTCTGCTTTTGGTGCTGCCTCAACTACCGGAGCAGGTATAGGCGCTGCTTCGACCACTGGTGCTGCCTCTACTTTATATGGAACTTCCGCAGTTTGTTCTGCTGGCTTAGAACCAAATAGTTTCTTTAATAAACCGATCATATTGAAATCTCCTTGTAGGTTATTTATGCGCTAAATATAGGATGGCGCTACATTTCATCAAATACCTACACGAAGATACTGATACTAGAGAAATTGTTCAAAACAAACTGAGTTTTGGCAAAGAAGAACTTGATCCCGTGATGAGCAAAGATACTCTGGACTATCATTATTCAGGCCTAGCTGCCAAGTATTTTGAAAGATACAATGACGGAGAAGGTGATTCTAAATTTAATTATGGCGGCGCAATGTTGCATAATTTGTACTTTGGAAATCTAACTCCTCCAAGAGCTGCCAATAAACCCACAGAAGCAGCAGGTGAATTAATTGACAGTGTCTACGGCAGCTTTGACAAGTTTAAAGAAGCTGTAGAAAAAGAAGCTATGGCTATTCAAGGTTCCGGTTGGGTCTATATGGATACTGCGGGCAAACTGCACACCATTCCCAATCACGAATATCGTAAAGGCATGAAAATTGCTCTACTCATTGATTGGTGGGAACATGCTTGGGCATTAGACTATCAACAGAATAAAGCCAAATACCTAAACAATATTTGGCGTATTATCGACTGGTCTGTCGTTAACGACCGCTTAATAGGAGAATAACATGTTAGAAACATTATTTTGGTTAGCACTAGGTGCATTTGTTGGTTGGAATTTCCCTCAGCCCGACTTTGCCAAAACAATCCAGGCTAAAATTCTAAGTCTATTTAAAAAGGGTTAAGAATGGCCTATTCGGAAAAAGTAATTGATCATTATGAAAATCCCAGGAATGTCGGATCTTTTGACAAGAGTGATACTGATATTGGTACTGGTATGGTTGGTGCCCCTGCTTGTGGCGATGTTATGAAACTACAAATAAAGGTTGATCATGATACAGGTATTATTACAGATGCAAAATTTAAAACGTATGGCTGCGGATCGGCTATTGCGAGTTCGAGCCTCATTACAGAATGGGTCAAAGGAAAAACTCTCGGCCAAGCAGGATCAATCAAAAACTCCGAAATTGCCGAAGAACTAGCACTACCTCCTGTTAAAATTCACTGTTCAATACTTGCGGAAGATGCTATCAAAGCTGCTGTAGCCGATTACAAGAACAGGCATGATTACACTAACTGAAACGGCCGCTGATAAGGTTAAGTTCAATCTGGCACAGAGACCCAAGGGTCTGGGTATCCGCGTAGGCGTCAAGACCACAGGTTGCAGTGGATTGGCCTACGTGTTGGAGTACGTGGATCTGCCCCACGGTATTCGTGCGGATGATGTGAGTTTTGTCAGCCACGGTGTGCATGTGTTTGTGGATCCTAAAAGTCTGGTGTATCTTGAAGGTATAGAAATGGATTGGATCAAAAAAGGACTTAACGAGGGGTTTGATTTTGTCAATCCCAACGAACGCGATCGCTGCGGCTGCGGCGAAAGTTTTAGAGTCTAGTATTTTCCCACAGGCAAAGTGGTGCTAGCGGGCATGTCCCAGATCTGCTTGCGTTCAACTCCCTTACGTTGGGCAAATTTTTTTGCATCGCATAACGCACATACATGAAAGTAGTTGTTGCTCAATCTTCTATGATCCATCTTGCGTAGCTCACGTGTGAATTCACTATCACAGTTATCACATCGAAAAACTGCAATGGTTTTTCTTCTAGCGTAGTTGTGTGCTACTCCTAGTTTACTGAGTCTAACATGTTGAGTCTGTTGAGTTTGTTTTTTCAAGAACATAATGTATTTACATTCGGCTTATAAAACTTTGGGCTAAATACTTGAGCAACCATAAATCTTAGGATCTACCATGGCAAGAAAAATTATTGATACCGGCGTTGTAGGCAACGACGGCACAGGCGACAGCATTCGCGACTCGTTTAGAAAAGTCAACGACAACTTTCGTGAGCTGTACAGCTCATTGGGTCTAGGTGAAAAACTCACTTTCAAGAATCTAGACGACACCCCTAGCAGTTATCTTGGACAGGAAAATGCCATACTCAGTGTTAACAACACAGAAACAGGTATTGTATACAAACAACTTATTTCAGGTGCCGGTATTAATCTTGATTTTACCACCAATCAAAATGAAATAAGCATCAGTACAGAGTTTTCTGAAGTGGTTGGCGACACCAGCCCACAGTTAGGGGGCAATCTCAGCGCACGATCAGGTGGTACTCAATTTAGAATTAGAGACCTGGGCACCGACAATATTCCATTGGTTCCTATATTTGATCACGAAGCCATCAACAAACGCTATGCTGATGGCAAAGTTTCCAGGGCGGGTACAAACGCCATTGATCCAAGAACTGGACTGGTAAACGGTGCGTTCGGCACAATGAGCGGGCCGTTAATCCTGTCCAGAGACCCTGAGCCAGATGATGATGATGTCTATGGTGGATTGATCGCTGCCACCAAACGATATGTGGATAATTCTGCCTTTGGCAGCACAATCAATCTATATGTGGCCACATCAGGTCAAGACGATCGTCCAGGAGTCAGCGTAGCACTACAAGGTCGAGCGTTGGCCTATGCCTATCGCACTTTAGAAGCGGCACTTAAGAGAGCAGAAGAAATTGTTCTAGAGGCTAGAAACGAAATAGGTCCTTACAAGAAAACATTAACCTACAACAATGGCGCCGCTAACTGTACCTTGACCAAGATCGAGGATGCTCCGGGCAGCGGTTCAGGATTCAGCGGCAGTGCCCTAATGAGTGTTGACACTGTGGTTTTGAATGTGGTGGGCGTGAACTATCAAGTTGGCGATATACTAACTGTGGTTGGAGGAACATTCAGCGAACCAGCTAGACTACAGATATTATCTACAACAGAAGCAGGTGGCGTGTTAACATTCCGCATTGTGTCCTCTGGAGTATACACTGTATTACCTCCTAGCAATACCAATGTAGCAACCACAGATGACAGCGACAATGGTCAGTTGGCCACTCTGGATTTGACCTACAAGGTCAACAACGTGGTGGTAAATGCAAGTGGCAGTGGATTTGGTCTAGTATCTGTTAGAATATCAGGTGGTGGAGGTGCAGGAGCGTTCGGCACTGCCGACGTGGTAAGTGGCGGTGTGATCAGTATCACAGTTACAGATCAAGGATCTGGATTTACCAGTCAGCCGGTGGTCACGGTATCTCTTCCTAGATTTTTCATAGAAACCGGAGGCTATCGCACAGACTTTACTGGAGACTACTCTACATCAACTCCTAGTGCTATTAGAAGCAGAGATATACGAGAGGGTCTTTTCCTAAGAGGCGAGACATCAGGAGCCTTGGCTCAAATACTTGGACATACAGGCGCTCTGGATTCATCAGGTGATGAAATTTTTGACGTTGATCTTAGATTTGGTACATTCCAAATTGGTGAAGTTATATCATACGGTGATGTACAAAAAAATGTACAATTGAGTGTTCTAGTTGAAAGCGGAGTCTACGAAGAAAATCTACCCCTAAGAGTGCCGGCCAACGTCTCTATAGTTGGTGATGAATTCAGACGCTGTATCATAAGACCAAAACCCGGTATAAGTTCTAGCCCATGGGCTTTCTTGTATTTCAGAAGAGATCTCACTGTGGGAGTAGTGGGCACTGATCAGATCACATTAACTGACAGACTATTTGGTTACCATTATCTACAGGCCACAGATGAACCTGTGTATCCGTTAGTTGACAATAGAGGATCCTATAGAGCAGCGGCTCAACTGTTGACCTTGAACAGAACCTTTATACAAAGAGAAGTCATAGCTTGGATTACCGATCAAATCGACAATGAAATTGCACCATTCACTGCCAGTTTTTTATACAACGCGGATCTCTGTGAAAGAGATATTGGACTACTGCTAGATGCCATGGTATTCGATTTGAAATACGGCGGCGCCAATAGAACAATATCTGCGGCATTGAAGTACTTTGGATCTGCCAGCGGATTGATTGCAATTGGTGCCCAGGGATCTGAGACCCTTGCAGCAATTGGCAGAGTAGGAACATTGGCCCAACTGGTAGTTAGAAATGTGCCGATACAGGAACTTTTCCAAGAGACCGTTTCACAAATAGTAGATGGTGCCTACGTGGCTGAAACAGGAACCACTGGGACTTCATTCAATATTACAGGTGTTACCAATGCCAATCCTATGGCCATTACCACTGGCACACCTCATGGATTAGTTGACGGCAACCAAATACTGATCAGCACTGTTGGAGGCACTACAGAAATAAACGGCAATGACTATTACGTAGATGTTATTGACCCCACAAGTTTTTACATCTACAGCGACGCTCTACTAACCATTCCCGTCAATGGTGCTGCCTTTGGCACATATACTTCAGGTGGTAATGCTGTCAGTATAGGAGGTGTATTGGGTGCCTTGTTTGACGTTGTGCTAGATATCCTCGATGGCGTGGGCAGCAGTAATATCAACTTCCCAAAAAACAACAACGAAATGGATGTACTGTTGTGCAATGACGCAACTAGAGCACAGGCCATAACATTCCAAGGGCATGGTGGATTTGCCATGG